TAAAATAAACCTATTTTAATTGAAGAATTTATTGAACCCTGAATATGATTATTATTCAGAAAATTTGAAGATAATTTCGAGTCAATTTCTCTAATTTCACATTTCCTAGCATGAATTTTATTATCAATTATCCCTAATTTAGATTTTATAATTGACTTTACAATTTCTTTTTTAAAAACCCACTCATCCTCAAAGACATGTAAAAGTTGAATACCTTGTTGTTCACATTCTTCAGTCTTAGTTAAATGATAATTATTTTCTTTATAAATATTAGAATGCCAATAAAGACCGTCAAATTCAATACCTAATTTATAATCAGGGAGATATACATCAATTTCCTTATTATTAATTCTTTTTTTAATTCCAATAATTTTTAAATCATTTAATATATATTCATTAATTTCTTTTTCTTTTATCGAAGAATTTTGATTTACCGGATTACAAATTGTACAAATATTTTTTATTCCACAATAAAATCTGTTTTTCAATAACGACTTTTCAATTGAAAATGAATTATGAACATCGCAAAAATTATTAATAATAAATGTATCCCCAGTAATAATTATATTTGAAATATCTATTTTTAATTTATTAGCCCAATGATCATGACTTTTTTGTGATAACGTATTATTAAGTGTTTTTTTAATTTTTTTCTTAATTTCCGAATTTTTTTGGGGTTTATTATATCCAAATTTTTTTATATTAGTTTCAGTTGTTTTCTTTTGTGATTCAATTGAATATAGTGAACATGTGTGACCATATTTTTCAAGATTAGTTTTTTTTATTTTTTCTTTAATTAATATATTTTGAGAAGGTGTTTTGGTGTTATATTTTTTCATGTTGGTGTCAACTGTTTTTAATCTTATCGATGGTAGTTGTTGTGGATTAGTAACACCGTGTTTATCAATAAAATTATTCTTTCTTTTTTCAATATTTTCTTTCAACATGAAGTGATGTGAAACACCGATTTTTCTTTTAATATTTTTTTTTGTTTTTTCTTTAATTTCCTCTGTTCTCTGTGGAATTTCATTCCCATATTTTTTTAAGTTAGTTTCTTTTATTTTATTTCTTAAACTTTCTGATTGTAAAACATACTTAACACCAAAATTTTTCATCATGGTATTCTCTTTCTTTTTAATTATTTCTTTATCAGAGCCAATACATTTTTTTGAACAGTATTTTGAAAAACCAAGACTAAATTTTTTAAAATGGACATCACCATCACAAACAACACATTTAGGTATTTGATCAATACCATGAAAAATTAAATATAATTTTTCAATAAATGATAGTGTATTATCGAAACTTTTCATTATTTTTTCATAAATTAATGGATGATTTTTATTAAAATATGATTCAGTTACCCTTCGACAAATTAACACACCATTTTCAATAATTATTTTTTTTATCTCTTCTTTCATGACATATGGTTTAGAGTTACAAATATCACATTAATTTCTCATAAATACATTATTTTTATTTTTTTTCAAAAAAAAATCAGAGAAATAAAGAAGAATTTATGTTAAAAAAATCTATTTTTTTAAAAATTGGATTAAAAAATAATTAAAAATAATAAAATTTGATTTTATTGACAAGAATTCCAGAATGATAATAATTAGCAGAAAACACCTTTTCGATATTTTTTTAGTATTTATTGAAAAAGATTAAGCACGGCTTATTATTAGAAAAATAACAAAAATTTAAATAAATAAACAACATGGCAGATTTTGTATTTACTTCTCCGGGTGTAAAATTTAAAGAACGTGACCTTACATATGTAACACGTAATGTAGGTATAACAACTTTAGGATTGGTTGGCGAAACATTGAAAGGTCCAGCCTTCGAACCAGTTTTCATTCAAGACCAAACCCAATTTTCGGAAAGATTTGGTGCACAAAGCACAAAAAGATTTCAAAATGCTGATAAGACTCTTCAATATCAATTACCATATGTAGCAAATGCTTTCTTGGAAGAAGCACAACAACTTTGGGTAACCAGAGTATTGGGTCTTAGCGGATATCAGGCAGGAAATGCTTGGAATATTATTTTAGATGCTGGTGTTGATGTGACAACAACAGGAATAACTGCAAGCGCAACAACAACTGGAATTCCATTTAGTGGTGGTTCATATTTAGGAGTCGCTTTAGGATTTAGTGGAGCAACTGGTTCACTTGAATCTGGTTATACTAAAAGTGGTAACGTTTTCACACAATCAATTCACGAATTTACTGCAACAACATATAGTGCTGGTAATGGAACCGTAACAGATAAGGTAACAACATATAGTGCAACATCATTAACAGAATATGAAAACATGGTACTTGCAGTTATTAGAAGTAGAGCAGATTCAAATACCCCATTTGATTCAGTTCCTATTACAACATTCCTAACAGATAACTTGATTATCAACAATAACCTTACTAATATAGGTACTGGCGACATATATGCTAAATTTGATTTAATTGCATCAAGCACAGCAACAACTTCAACATATAAAGTATCATTGAATCCTAATGATAGTAGTTTCTTACCAAATGTAATCGGTTATGAACCAAAAGATAAAAATACAATGATTTGGGTTCAAGCAATATATCCTGATCTTATTAAAAAACTTGATCAAGATGGTATTGCTTATGGTATTAAAACTCAAATGATTAGTGGTTCTACTAATTATTTTATTGATTACGAAACTGGTTTTAAAACACCAGAAACTCCTTGGGTGGTATCTCAATTAAAAGGTAATAGTGTTGATAGACTTTTCAAATTTATCAGTATTTCTGATGGTGATAGTGCTAATGAGGAAATTAAAATCAGTATTACTAATATTGACCTATTTGCTAGACAATTTGATGTTGTTATTCGTAGTTTTTACGATACTGATGCTAATCCCGTTATTTTGGAAACCTATACAAGATGTTCAATGATTAAAGGTACATCAAGTTATATTGGACAACGTATTGGTACGAGTGATGGTGAATATACGCTTCAAAGTAAATATGTTATGGTTGAAATGGCTGAAGATATTCCTTTAGATGTATTTCCAGCGGGTTTCGAAGGATATATATTTAATAATTATTCAAGTGCTGTTACTGATGACATGTCTACAGAAGGAATTGCACCAGCAATTTTCTACAAAACAAGTTATGCTGATACAGATAAAGTCGTAAAAACATATTTGGGTATTTCTGAACTTGCTTATACTGGTGATGGTATTAATCAAGACATGTTTAATTTTAATAACTTCTATAGTGGACAACCTGAAAGTGGTTTCACAAAAACTTTGGGTTTTCATATGGACATTAGTGCATCAACAGTATACGTTAATGGACAAACTGAATATTTTGAAGTTGGTATAGGTAGTTTCAATACACCTCAACAAGTTGAAAATCCAACTAACCCGTATTACGACATTAAAAAACGTAAATTTACATTAGTTCCTGCTGGTGGTTTTGATGGCTGGGATGTTCATAGAAGAGAACGTTCATATGGTGATAATTATATTCAAGGTGGAAGACAAAGTGGATTTCCGGGCGAACCATTACGTGTTCCAAAAAATGATTTTCAAGCATGGGAAACAGCAATCGATACTTTTGCAAATCCCGAAAGTGTAACAATTAATCTTTTTGCAACACCCGGTATTAATTGGGCATATCAAACAACTTTAGTTCAAAACACTATTGATATGATTGAACAACAGAGAACCGTTACACTTTACGTTATCGATGCACCACAAGGAACAGTTGATTTTGTTTCAACAGTTGGTGATGGTGGTAGAGCAGATGTGCTTGCATCAGAAAATATCGTTAATTTACTTGATGATACTGGAATTGATAGTAGTTATGCTTGTACATATTATCCTTGGATTCAGATAAGGGATACTCAGAATAATGTCAATGTTTATATTCCAGCAACAGGTGAAGTTGTGAAAGCAATGGCATTTACTGATAATGTATCATTCCCTTGGTTTGCACCCGCTGGTTTAAATCGTGGTGTAACTAATGCAAGAAAATCACAATATAAATTATCACTAGAAGCACGTGATATTCTTTACGGAGGTAGAATTAATCCAATAGCAGATTTTGCTGATGCTGGAACTGCAATTTTCGGACAAAAAACACTTCAGGTTAGACAAAGTGCTCTTGATAGAATAAATGTTCGCAGACTTTTACTTCAAATTAAAGTTCTTATCGCTAATATCGCAATCAGACTTGTTTTCGAACAAAATGATCAGGCAACAATTGACCAATTCTTAAATAAAGCCAACCCTGTTCTTGATAGCATTAAAAGAGAAAGAGGTTTGACTGATTTCAGAATTAAAATGGATAATACTAATAATACTCCAGAAAGCAGAGACAGAAACGAATTATACGGGGAAATCTTCTTAAAACCAACACGTTCTGTTGAATTTATTGGTATAACATTCACAATTACTCCTTCGGGAGCAAGTTTTGATGATGTTGGTGCATAATGTAATTTGATTAAATTTTAAATACCTGAGTATTTATTATAAAACATAAAAATAAACAGAAAAATTAACAATTAGATAAAAATGGCAGCAGAAGAAACAATGATAAGAACGATGCCTTTTGAATATGAACCAAAACGTGTTAATCGATTTTTTGCAATATTCGATGATTCATTAGGAATTCAGGTTTGGAAAGTTCAGAAATTTAAAAGACCGTCAATGAAAATTAATAGTGTACCTATTCAATATATGAACGAACAAAACTATGTTGCTGGTAGATACACATGGGATACGATGTCAATTACTTTCCTTGACCCGATCGGTCCGTCCACCTCACAACAACTCATGGAATGGGTTCGTCTTCATGCCGAATCACTTACTGGTCGTATGGGTTATGCAGCGGGATATAAAAAAGACATTACACTTAAATCATTAGACCCAACAGGTGTTGAAGTTGAAAAATGGTTTTTGGAGCAATGTATGATCACATCAATTGATTTTGGTGATAATGATTATACAAATGATGAATTAACCAATATAACGTTAGAAATCCAGCCGTGGCGTTGCATACTTAACTTATAATCAGTTAATTAAAAAAAATTATCTAAACCATGTATTTATACATGGTTTTTTTATTATATTTGTTTTTTATTTGAAATATAAATTCATTATAAGGACTTATGAATTACATTAATTATTTTCTTATTGAAAATAAATCAGGTTAGAAGACAAAAGAATCTTGGTTAAAAATAAATAATCATG